ATGCAAGAGGAAAATCAGAAGCTAAAGGAATGTCCTTCGACAAATATGCAAAAATCTATTGGGCAACCAAGTGATAACGAGGAAACTGAGTTCGAGGAAGTTGAGGAAGAGCTAAGTAACGAGATTATCCAAAACCCAGATGCATTTACTCGCGTGCTTGACCGACCAGAAATTCAGGAAATTGTTGTTGCTCATCACGCATTCCAGGGACCACTTCCACCACCTTATCTTCTTCGTGGGTATCAGGATATTTTACCTGATGCCCCTGAACGGATTTTCCAGTTGACGGAAAAAGAGTTTGCTCACCGCCAAAAAATGGAAGAAAAGGCCCTTGATGGAGCGATAAACCGGGATAAACGAGGACAATTTTATGGTCTTTCTGCGACTCTTTTTACAGTAACATGTGCAACCATATTGGGGCTAACTGGTCACGAAATTTTGGCAGGAACAGTGATCGGTACTGTTGTCGCAGTTGCGGGTATTTTTGTTCTTCGAAAAAAACCAAGCACTAAAAGCAAATCTAAAAACGACAATAACCACGATGAAGAATAGCCCGCGCTGCGGGCTTTTTTATGGACGAAACAAAAGTCAGTGCTACACTCATTGACGCCACATTGAGGTGGCTTATAGATGGAAATCTCACAATGAAAAAAGCATTTGCTGCACTGTTCGTTTTGTTGTCTCTGGTGGCTTCAACTCAGGCCTCTGCTGGTCGTTGTCAGCACGACAGCGATACTGCCGCTGACGGCTCCCGCTGCGGTGGGCGCTCTGCGGATTCCCGCCCAGGAGGAGGTGGCATTCGTTAAAAACAAGGCCGCAAAAACGGCCTGTGACATGCCACATTAACTTTTCAGTCAACCGTAGCACGTTCTTGCATACGACGTGCTACGGTTTCATTTATCTCCGACCGGAAACTTCTTATACAAAGTCGATACGCCAACATCATAAATGATCGCCACATTCTGGCGATGAACTCCTGATGCAATTAGTCGCCCGGCCTGCGCCCATTGTTCTGGTGTAAGTTTGGGACGACGTCCACCAATTCGTCCCTGTGCGCGAGCAGCTTCCAGTCCAGCTTTTGTTCGTTCAACAATCAGTTCTCGTTCCATTTCAGCCAGGGCCCCCATCACATGAAAGAAAAAACGCCCCATCGGTGTGCTGGTATCAATAGCATCCGTCAGGCTGCGAAAATTAACGCCACGTTCGCGCAACTCCTCAACCAGAATGACCAGATGCCGCATACTACGCCCCAGCCGATCCAGCTTCCAGACAACCAGAGTGTCACCTGCCGATAATGTCCTGAGCAGTTTTTTCAGTCCCGGCCTTTCGGACTTTGTACCGCTTATCTTGTCTTCAAAAATCAGCTCGCATCCTGCACAGTTCAGCGCATTACGTTGTAGATCTGTGTTCTGGTCATTTGTTGACACACGTACATAGCCAATAAGCATGGTAGATCTCCCTGACAAAAGCAGGAATGATGCCATTTGCTCGTTATTTCTGCATTTTCATAAACGTTGGTTTGGGGGAAGGCTCTGCATTGCCTGTTGGTGTACCGGTTCCGTGGCCCACCGCCACACCGCCAGCAGGCTGGTTACAGTGCAACGGAGCTACGTTCACCAAAGAACAATATCCTGTTCTGGCCAGAGTCTACCCGACCCTCCGTCTTCCCGATTTGCGCGGTGAGTTTATCCGTGGATGGGACGACGGGCGCAAAGTTGATACAGGACGTAAGTTGCTGTCCGCACAAGGGGCAACGCTGTTAAGAACAGCAATGCTGGATTATTATAACCAGGACACTACGGGAACCTCGGGGATAGTCGGCATGGGATTCAACAATGAAGATTCCATTACAGACCTTCGTGAGGGCAGCTTTAAAATGCCGGACGGGACAACATTCAGCGATCCTGTCATAGCAATGTCAGACAATGGTATGCAGGCTACTATTCTGACCTCTATCAGAAGCGGGTATGCGAAGGGTATCACTGTCAGACCCCGTAGCATTGCACTTAATTACATTGTGAGGGCAGTTTAATGAGTAACACTGCAGTTCTGGATGAAAACGGTATCGCCACTGTAGCGGGCGATATCACTGTATATCACTATGACGAGGAAACCCGGGAATACACCTCATCCTCTGTGGAGTATCTCGCCCTTGGGGTGGGTACTCCGGCACATTCGTGCGCCGATGCACCGCCGGAGGCAATTTCGGGTTACGTGGTTTGCCGGACTGCCACGCTGAACGGGTGGGAGCATGTGCCTGATCACCGCGGCGAGACGGTATACAGCACGGAGAACGGTAACCCCGTTCTGATTACCCAACCGGGTGATTACCCGGCGGACACCACCACAAAACAGCCTGCCACACCATGGGATACCTGGAACGGTGAAGCGTGGGTAACTGATACTGAACGGCATAGAGCCGCAGAGCTGGAGACTGCCAGACTGCAACGCCAGAAACGGGTGGATCAGGCGATGAAGTCCATCGACCTCATCAACCTCAAACTGCGGGCAGGTCGCAGTCTGAAACCAGAAGAAACGGCAAAACTGAACGCCGTGCTGGATTATATCGACGAGCTGAACGCACTGGATATCAGCAAGGCACCTGAAATCAGCTGGCCGGAAGCGCCACTGGCGCTTGCCGGCTGAACGGTATCACGCCGCCCTCACGATATAGTTAAATGCGATATTGCGGGGGCGAGCTGATACATAAGCCCACCAGTCATATCTTTGTGCACCTTTAGAGGATGCATCAAATATCCACTTTTTGCCATTTATGACCCCCAGTTGATTAGAGGTTAAAGCGTCACCAAATCCGTATTGTGTAGAGCCGAGCGAACTGATATCTCCGGTATCATTATCATCAAAACCGGATACGATAGTCCCTTCCTGAAATGAAAGTAGCGCACGCCCGGTATCAACCTTGCGACCACCGTCCCATCCACGGATAAACTCACCGCGCAAATCGGGAAGACGGAGGGTCGGGTAGACTCTGGCCAGAACAGGATATTGTTCTTTTGTAAAGGCGCGCCCGTCGCACTTTAACCAGCCTGCTGGCGGTGTGGCGGTGGGCCACGGAACCGGTACACCAACAGGCAATGCAGAGCCTTCCCCCAAACCAAGGTTTTCGAGAGCCGTTTCCACCGTGCCATCCGATTTGATATCACCAAACGGATTCTTGCGGCTCAGGTATTCAACAGCAAACCCCGATCCCAGCAATTCAACAAAACCGGGCAGATCACCATTATCAAGCACATCCCGTTGCGTTTTATCACTTACAAACTGGGCCAGAGCTGCAGCAATAAAGCTGGCCTGCCGAATAACCTTATTGACTTGCGCACTGGAGGCTTTCCCTGCTGTAAATCCAGATAAAAGCGCGGGCAACGCTTCCCATTCCTCCTGCGATATAACATTGGCATTTCGATCCGTTGCAAACGCTTTAAAGTCATTTTTCGCCATCAGAGTAATACTCCCCATGCTCCTACATCAAAACCACTGATGAATTCGTTATCCATATCAAAACCAAAAAATTTTGAGCCTTCCGATGGGGTTTCCACCGAAGGTGTTTCAATGCCACCCGCCCATACCCCGGCGGCTTTTACTGTGAGATACCCCTGTTTAATTGCCGCAATTAACTCACGCGATACATCTGAAATATCAGTATCAGGAAAGACCCAGACCGATATCGTCATGTCCTGGTTATCGACTATCTGCATTCGCAGTCCGGATCCTGCTGTTGCCGCGTCAAGAATTGCCGGAAGCGAATCATTCCGTCCGTCCCAGTTATTAATCGCAATCTTCGCTTTAAGGATGACACGATAAGTTTCATCGCTGAGGTACATGTGTCCGGAATCAGGATCGTATGGCCCCTGCCATACACCCTGATCATATCCAAGCCCGTCGGTATCCCAGCTGAAATAGGCACCTGAAATAGGCTGGCTGACAACACGGCTACGTCCGATCCACAATCCCAGAATGTCAAGTTGCACACCAACCGCAGAGTCAAAATCAAATGCAGTAATCAGCCCTCTGGTGGCAGCCGCAACATCAATAAGCGGCCGGGTCATCAGATCAACATGTGCAAGAAATTTAGGTTTGGTGGCGTGGTAGTTCGTGATTAGTTCGGTGTATTTGCTCATGACTCCACCGTTATAACGATATTTTCCGGGGTACAGGACGCAGATTCGTTGTATCTGATATCAATGTTTGATGACGACAAAGCCCCCGGGGATTTCCCAATCGTCAGTTCCTGAATATCGTAATAGCGTGCATTCCCGCCACTCACCACGCCAAGATTCGCCGGTGAGTAAATGCGACTTAAAAGGACCGAATCACCAATCATCAGACTATTGATATAGTCGGAAATAGCCTGCTGGATCTGCTGCCCTATCTGTGAGGTATAACCCGTAAAAACTTTTAATTTAATCCGGGCATAAACAGGCACATCACTGGAACGCGAAAATTTGATTACATGGGGATTGCCGTATTTATCCGGAACCGTAACGGATGTTGTACCGTGAGTGGCTGTCCCCGGGCCTTTATTCCCTCTGATAGCCTGAGCAATATCCGTCACATCACCGCCATCCACAATTACAGCAACAGAGTGTGGCGGTAACCCGTTACCGTCCTCCGAACCATTATCGTTTTCATAGAGTTTGTGGCGGGTTACACCGGTAACATTAGAAACAGCACCATCCAGTGCTTCAAATGGGGTTATTGATGGCAACGCAACACTTTGCGACTGTCGGATACGTAACTCCGCATCAGTTTCTGCCGGAGTGCCCACAGTAGCCGCAGCAGGATTGGTTACCGAAACCCAGCCACGGGTTGGCGTATTAATTTCAGTGATAGTTCCAGCCAGCGCCGCCACTGCACCACTGACGGAACATGTTGCGGTCACCATCACTGTACCATCCACGCCGACCACCACTGAAGCAGGCAAACGCCATATCACATTATTACTGTCTTTCACGCTGCCATTAATGATGGTTGTTCCGGCAGTTCCTGTAAGAAGCAAATCAACCGTAGAGTTCGTCGCGCCTTTACGTGAAATACCATTTATTTTCACGTTACTGGTCAGTGCAGCCCCATAGCCGGTTGCTGGTGAAAAACAGTTGTAGACAGTTATCGCCATATTATTGGCATCATGAATCGCCAGCGCCATCAGAGCCACCATCTGACCGTCCTTACTGTCCGGTTCGAGGTAGGCATCACTACCATAAATCTGCTGAAAATAGCTAATCAGGGTGCTGAGTATCGTCTGATAATCAGGCGCACTGATCCCCTCCGCGGTTACCTTTGCAGATAAACCGAGAGAATCAAGGTTCAGAGCCATTACGCCTCCGATGTAACAGTCGTTATTCCATAAAGAGTGTCGATTTCAGCGGAAAACATGACACGTCGGGTCGTGGTATCCACCGTCGTATTGAAAGAGAGGATTGATTTAACGCCCCGCGTTTCGAGAATGCGCTTACGGATCGCCAGGTTGTAGGTTTCAGGCTTCTGCTTACCGAGTACGGACTGGATCCACGGAGTTCCCTCGGTGGTGTCGAGAAACCATTGCCCATACCACAATTCGAATCGCGTTTTTACCGCCTGCGCCACGGCCTCCGGTGAGTTAATCAGCCAGGTGTCATCACCGCTGCCAAAGGTGTAATCGCCATCGGCGTCTTCACGTCTGTATCGCATCAGTTTACTCCGTCGGTATTGCTTCCACCGCGCTGAACACCACCATGAGTGTGCGTATCATCGATTGGCTTGCCGTTAGCCTTCACGCTACCCAAAAACTCAACAGCACCAGTGATTTTTGAAGCCACACCAGAAACAACAGCCCCCACCATGCCACCCATCCAGGTTAACAGTCCATGAATGGTTACTTTCTCAGAAAAATCAGCCAGAGGGGCAACCACATCAAGACCACCCGGAGCGACAATTTTAATTTTCCTGGTATCAGGATTAAGCTCAAAATAGGTGCTGCCGTCATCACTACGCAACTGTGTGGCACTGGTATTAATACCGCTAATCTTCCTTGCCTGCGACTGGGGACCGACAATACAAAACGCATCCGATAAATCATGCATTCTGTCATCGACCGGCTCCTGTATCCCGCCGCTCTGCCACCAGAAATCAATACAACGATCGGCAAAAATCACCAAACATTCATCACCGGCTTTAACTGGGAACGTTAGCGTGCATCCTCCGCCGCGCGGGAATACCACTGGCACATCCACCAGCAATGGGTAATTTTTGGTAATGCGCTTGCCGTCATTATCCTTTTCAACCGAACGGATAGCAGGCTGCACAACTGCCGTCACCGCATCAGGATCGAATGACTGAATAATGCCAGGCAAGGCGACACGGATCTGGTTCTTTGTTGTTTCCCTTTCAGATTTGAATGTTTCGGCAAGGTCGCCGCTGCGGGTCTGGTCAGATACTGCCATTTAGTAGGCTCCAGAAAGCAAAAAACCCGCCATCCGGCGGGTTTTATGTGACTAATTTGATCTTTTCAGTTTATAAGCCCCATCTTACCGGCGCTTCGATAGTTAATTACATCGCCTGAAGAGCCGCAAGGCACAGCTACAGTCGACATTTTGACAAATCCTTTACCGCCCTGCTTTTGGCATAAAGTGGCATGCATTTTTGCTAAACGCGCAGCATGACCAAAATCAATTTTGGTTCCGTAAGTTGAATCTCGTAGAGCTGCTTTTTTTGCAATTCCGGTAATATTTTTGTCTTTAATTACAGATGCAAACAAACTCAAATCATTTCCAATTTGATTGAAGCAAGTACGATTAATATCAACATCGGCATACGCTGAAATGCGTTTGCAATCTGCGATCTGAGAAAGCACAGATGTGTTAACCAGTTGCAAATTTAATTTGTAGTCACCGACATAGGTATAAACTTTGTTAGGGTCCGTGGTTCCCGGATAACGAGTTACGAATGGAATGCTGTTGTACGCATCTCGCAAAGATTCTGCACCCTTACTTGTAAGCTCGTTCCCAACACCATCAACGATAACCTCTGGATGTGAAACTTCAAATTGAGACTTTTCTTCGCGCTGTATTTGAAGCCTGCTTTTCTGGCTCTCCTCAACTTGCTTATCGTACGCTTGTTTTTCTTCATTTTTTTGGGATAGCCATTTTTCCTGAGCTTTAGCACCATTAGGATCCCAACTACATGAAGTTAAAAAAAGAGAAAATACGATTGTGGTTATCGCAAGCCTGCTCACTATTATGCACCTCGATTCATCGCTGACTGGCTAGGAATATCACTAGCACCTCGAGCAAAGCACATCATATCCATGTACCACGCCTGGCCCCTTGTGTCGCCAGTGTACATAATCCCGCGCACAATATAAACGCCATCCGTTGCGATGCTGGCAGGCTGCGATATGGTGCCGCTTAGCGTAATATTTCCGTCCGTGTTCTGGTCGGTGATCTGCCCACCAGCCATAGCGATATCGTTGTTCGACAACGCGGTGCGATATACGGAAGCCTGATCCAGTTGAATGAGCCCATTAACCCGGATGTTCGGATTAATAAGCGCGCGGACGTTTACGCCGTTGCCGATGGTCTGCTGCGGCATGCCAATAAGCCCGGTAGCGCTGTTGAGCACAATCGCTTCGTGAACATATTCATTATTCACCACCATCTGGCGCTGACCATCCACGAATTGCCATGTTGCGCCACATTGCCCGGCTACGTTATCCATTAGATGTCGCGTCATGCCAAAGAGCACCCGCCCCCGGGGGAATACAGTAGCAGGCATTTCAGGCGTCAGGCCTTCGGTCGCACCTTTGGCTTCGAAGTCTTTCATCAGCGCACGGTTCACATCAGCGACCGTGTAACCGGCAGCCAGCGTCTGTGAGGTTATACTGGTGGCAAAAGCCAGATCAGTATCTGCTGCCTGAATCAGGACGTAGGAATCAACCGGGCTGTCTTTTCCTGTGACCGAGTAGCGAATTTCACCGCTGAAAATCAGTCCGTAGTTGCGGCCATCACTCTGGCCCACGTCCGCCGCATCAACCTCCCGCACGGTCCCGACATCGCTTGCCGACACCTCCGGCGCGATACCGTCGTAACCCGCAATCAGACGCACTTTCGAAAACTCCTGCCCGGTAATTCGGTTCACAGTATCTGCCGAGAGGTTATAAATTTTGATAGTCCCTACCCGGGACGCGCTGCTGATGTTGAACCAGTCGATCGTAAAGGTGACTTTGAAATCACTTAGCTCAATTCCCTGACCGTACCCGTCCACAAGCTGCAGCTCGAAATGTCTCATCCAGTTCTGTGACATGCTTACTCCGTTGATACCAGTAAATGACTGCGCCCGCCCAGGTCAGTTTTCGTGGGATAATCCTGTGTGTTGTCATCGCAGACCACCAACAGCTTAAAACCAAGTCCCATACAGGCGTACTGCGCCAGCAGGTCAGCGCCAGTGACGAGAGGTATACCGGAGATTACCGGCTCCCCTCTGTCGTTCTGCAGGTCCATAATCCAGTACAGATCGCGCCATATGATGCTAATCCGCCAGGTGACACCACCCAGGACGATGCTGAACTGCTGGTTGTCCGCTGTCAGCGGAATTTCCTGAATTGTCATTATCCGCCTCCCAGTAATGACACCACGTTACCCGTGATGCTTTTCAGCAGTGAAGTATCTGGAGGCTTTGTGGTTTTGTTGCCGCTGTTCTGTACCGCCGACGTGCTGGCCCCTTCCTTCATGTTGGTTTTATCAGCGACGGTGATCTGCTGTGTCCGGGAGATAAGGACCTCCCTCAGGGTGAGGACGGCGGACAGGACGTTTTCGGTTGTCTTGTCCGTCGTCACTTCCAGCGCCCGGATCAACATGTTGCTGTACAGCCGTTTACCGGTTACCACATCGAAGGGGATACGGCTTTCCTGCAGATCCAGTAGCTCCTGATACGTCTGCTGAGGACTCAGGCCGAGCAGGCTGGTAGCCGTCAGGTTACTGGCAAAATCCAGCAATGCGCCGCCACCGGCGAAACCAACCTCCATCACCACTTCTGACGGTTTTTTATAGGCATGATCAGCGACAGCAGCCCCGACCTCTACCGGATGCTCTGTTATTTCAAGCATATCTGTATGCTTCTCTGAAATAACAACACTGGGAACAATCATTCCTATTTTTCTGCTCTGCTGATGAAAAAGTGTAGAGAGAATATCCACTAACCCACCCTCACCTGATTACTTCGCATGACCTGAGCATTTGCAGACTGTTGCCGACGTGCAACCTCATTACCGACAGCGTGCGGATCTCCGCCACCGTAAATGTGGTAGGTATTTTGCTGGTTAACCTCTGTCACTTTGCCACTAATTCCTGCCACGGCAGCCTTATTAATCAGCTCTCGGGAATAGATATTTCTTCCATTTTCATGCTGGATAATGCTGCTCATCAATGCTGACATGGTTTGCGGATCGCTCATATTCAGGGCAGCCCGGGGATCCACTCCCAGTCGTTGCGATACAGCCCTGATATACGCAGTTGTGTTGTTATTATCAGACGCAGGTGCCCAGGTAGAGATAATTTTCTCCACACTGTTTATTCCCCGTCCGGCGTACAGCATTAACTGACGAGCAAGAGCCCGTAATCCATCAAAAGCAGTTTCAAATCTGGCAAATCGCCCGCCCGGGCGTTCAAGAGAAGCCCCTGCCTGACCAGCAAAATTAAGGTTTCCCGGATTGTTATTCCGTTCTCCTCGTTTCGTAGCCTGTGCATATTGTTCCGGCTCATCATCACCAAACCAGCCGCGTACCGTCCGGCCCACACTGCGGGGATCGAATCCCCAGTGCTCTTTAATCCAGTCGGCAGTACTGTTAGCGCTGTCTGTAACCATCGGCATCGCTGACGGATTTTCGCTGCCCTGATTAAGTATCTGTTTGCCGATGCTGACGGCATCAGCCCAGCGGCCATCTTTGATAGCGTTGAGCAGGTCAGCGATCATGTTCAGCATTTTGCTGAATTCGCCCATCTGGTCGATGAAGTTGCTGAAATCCCACTTCAGGGACCATGATTTGGGGTCAATATTGAGCAGTTTCGCCAGCGCTTTCACCAGGTCGTTAACGGTCGTTTTAAGGTCACGAACCATCTTCAGCGCGGCATCGACCTCCGGTTTCCACTTGCCCCAGTCAATCAGGCTGTCGCCGCCTTCCTTCCAGGTCTGATAGTCCTCCCACAGGAGGGCAATACCCGCCGCCAGCGCGGTAATGAGGCCAATCGGCGACATCCAGAACGTACTGTTCAGAATGCGCAGCGCAATCGTCAGTGCGCCAAACAGCGAGATCAACTCCCGCGTTTGCTTATCCAGCGATTGCCACCAGGTGATAAGGCCTGATGTCCCCTCAATCAGTCTGAAGAACAGCCGCCCGATAATATCCCCGAGCGCCAGAATGCCTTTTATGGCTTTCGTCAGGGTCTGCTCGATACGAGGGAAGTTGTCCAGGATATGGCGGCGCAGGGTGTCCAGCGAACCCGCAAGCCCCCCCGCAAGATTAGAGCCGATTTTGTCACGGGCCATGCCTGCCATCGCGCCAAACTCACGCAGGGAGGTCATAAATTTGTTGGAGCTTCTGGCCGCCTCGTCAGCATTGAAGCCGATAGCTTTCGCCATTGCGCTGTACTGCCCGGAGAAGCCACCCACACCCCGGCGCATCGCCATAAGGGTATTTTCGTCAATGCCCAGCATCTGCGCATACTGGTTAGCCCGGTAATACGGCATGCTGCTGAGTTTCTGTCCAACGCCCGTAAAAATAGCGGCCATGTCACGCATGTTACCGCTGGCATCACGGGTCTGTACGCCCAGGCGATTCAGAAAGCCTTCTGCACCGGGATTGTTACGAATAAACCGGGAGAGGCTTTCCAGAGAAGATCGCGCAGCGTCCACGCTGCCGCCAACCTGCGAAACCGCATAGCCAATAGACTGAATTCCCTGGACTGTCGCGCCGGTGCGCTGTGACGCCCAGTAAAGATTATCCAGGCCGGAGGCGATCTTAGCCGTGAAGGCCACCACGGACAGCGCAGCTCCTTCAACAGCCAGCCCCATTTTGATGACATTTGCAGTTGTACCGGCGAGGACAGAACCGAACTTTTTCGCTCCTGCATCATCCACACTGAAGCCAAGCGAGACGAGGAAATCTTTAATAGTTTCAGCGTTCATTATCCTCTCTCCATTTCTCAATGCGTCGCTGGTTATCCGCTTTTACCGCCAGATGGTCATTCAAGAGAGCAATGTCATACAAATCGACAGAGCCATCTTTAAGTGCTGTATAAGGAATTAACCCGGCGTCAACCGGATTGAGAAGGTAGGACAGCCCGTCCGGCAGGCTGTTAAACGTCAGCCCTGTTGCAGGCTCTGCGTCGTGCTGGTAAGGGGTGTAGGCAAAAAATTTCCCAGCGAATCGGCGACCACCCGCGCCACCAGTTGCAGCATGACCAGCAGGTCAATATCATCAAACATCAGTTCACCCTGGGTAAATACCGGCACCCAGCCGTCCATATGACGCCGCGATACCACCGCAAGACAGGGATGAATAATCGCATCGGTGTCATCTTCGGTCAGGGAAGACAGTTCCTCAGCGATACGCGGGAGCATGGTTTCAAACACCGGTTTTAACTGTTCGAATTTCACGGTGTCGATTTTGCCGTCAGCAGGCAAACGGGAGCGAATACTCCCGAAATCTGACATCATTCCTGCCAGCACCGGCAGAAGTTTGCGGGTCACTTTCAGCTGGTCAAAAACGCTGAGTTTTGCCGTGCGATATTTCACGCCTTTAATTTCGAATTCCATGTATTAAAACTCCCCGAGAACCTGGTCAATCTTGCCGCAGTCAAACACCCACGGCATCGTATTACCGGTTTTAGCGTTGGCGTTATCCGGTTGTTTCTGGAACGCAACACTGCGTGCCGTGATGATGTCGCCGCTGACCTTGTTGCGGATCACGATAACGTTATTCCCCCATGTGGCAGAAGACTGGCTCTGTGCGTTATACGCCAGCGACAATTTTTTATTTGTCGGTGATGTCTTCAGAAGGTTAACGGTTATCGTCCCGCTTTTATCTGCATGGAGGCTGTGCATCACTTCGCCATCAGCACCGATGGTCATGGTGTTTTTAGGACCGCCCATCGCAACCACAATCCCCTCCTCAGAACTTGCCGAACCGTACCCGAGGTCAATCGAACCGGTCGGCCCGGTCAGCGTCGCAGTGACATCCATAAAAGAATAGGTAGACATTCACTTCCCCTTAGCGAACAACGTTAATCTGTACGTCAGCGTAATGAACCGCGCCTGCAAGTTTTATTGCAGCCTGAATCACCGGAGCCTTACGGGCTTCACGTTCTGATTGTGCCTGTTCATCCAGCGGCTGGGCGTATACGTAATAACCTTTGGGCAGCGTGTCACCTGATGACAACTGACCCAGGTCGCCACCGTTCCATACGCCCGGAGCAATCAGTCCATTCTGAACGGCCTGATCCAGTGATTTTTCAACATTTGATAACAGTCGGGTAATACCGGCTTCAGTCTGGGGAACTTTCGTGGTGCTGGTATAAAGCAGGTTATAGAGGCTGGTCTGCACATAATTCTGTAACCAGTCCAGGCCGTGGCGTTCATCAAAGAAATCGCCGTTAGCCATCACTCCCTGCTGGAGGATAGCTGTATCATTCTGGTAGTACACGAACACATTGCAGTTTTTTGCATCAAGTGCCGATGCCTGGCTGACTGTCAGTGTTTCATACCCGACCCCCGGCTCCTGCTTAAACTTGAGCGTAATCGCGGTATTACTGCCATTGAAATTAACCGTGAATGCCCGGCCAAATGCAGATAACGCAGCGTATTTATTACCCGATGAATACTGAATAAAACTGCGTGAATATCCGGCGGTTTTCAGTTTTGATGCCAAATCATCTCTGGATGCAGTCTGCAGGCATTTCTCATCGCTTGTCGTAATCGCCAGAATACGGCTTACAGAAGAGGATTCGATCGCCGCAGCCACTTTCAGCCAGTCTGCATCCGGAATATCTTCATCGTCTGCAATCCCCAGTCCATACCATGAAGTATAATCAAGCATGGCATTCACAGCCTGCTCCAGCGTCTCAGGCGTGGCCTGTTCGCTGTCTCCCTTCGTTTTCACCCAACGACCGACAAAAACCTCCTGAGGTTTCGGTGATTGTGAGAAAAACACCTGCGCAGCTTTATATTCTGGTGATTCCACGCCAAAATCTTTTCCAATATCTTCCGCGGCAGAATAACGACGAATGCGCTCACTTACCGGAATGATTGTGGACGGGCCGAGAATGAGTAATGCACCAAAATTTCGCCCTGATGCTGCACGCGGCGACATGATCACATCAACATTAACAACGTTTGATACAGGCAAGCCCTGTGCCATAGCTTAATCTCCGAAAAAGATGACTGGTGCTTCCACCAGCGATTTAATACCGTACTCGCGCACAACCTTCCGGCGCAGGCGCACCGTCATATCGTAGCGGCGGACCCATTGCTGATTAATAAGTTCAGGGAAGGGAGTCAGACCTGTGTAATCGCCAAGAGACAGCCCCAGCGCATTCAGTGCTGCGTTGTTCTGCGGTACAGATATACCGTCACGAAACCGGGACGCATACACCATCCCCGCCGGACCATAAAACGAAGCCATACACTCAATCGTTTCATGCCGCCAGAGCTGAGAGCCATCATCGGTCTGTCTGGTGAATGCCGGACTGTCATCACCTGACCATCCGATAACCCCAAACGCACACCAGTTCGTTTCAGCCGGTAGCAGTGGCGGTTGCTCTTTCTGCCAGCGCGGACGAACCATCCCGGCAGACAGACCGGAAACGTTACGCATCCACTGGCTTAACAGCCTGTCGAGCGCTTCGTCATAATCCGGATCGCCACTGGTTGGTATCAGCCATCCGCGCTCTGTGCTGGTGTTATTGCTCAACCGAAATTCCCCCATCAAACGGCAGCAACTCACAATGCGCCTGAACGAATCCGGCACCATACGCTGTATACGGGTCGACGAAAGTCACACGATAATCACGGCCCTGATACGTCACGATATCGGCATCACGGCCAGTCTGTCCCTGCGTCAGTCGCTCAGTCGTCACAATCAGAATTGCACCACTGATTACCTGCCCGGCCTGCATACGACGGTTTTCCAGAGAGCGATCAACAGTTACGACTCCGGCAAACTGCTTTTTAACTTCGCTGTCGCTGCCGATCCCGTCCTCATCCACCGTTTGCACACGGCGTGTTACCCACAAATTGAAGTCGCAAAAATCGGGGTCAAAAAGCACATCTGTTACATCAAGAGTCGGCATTTTTATCCCTCACAACATGGGTAATCGCTCTGCGATATTGCCCGGTGTCAATTAATGGTTTCGCCAGTTCGGTTCCCGGGGATTCGCCAGCAGCACGCCGGGCAAGTTCCAGTGTTGCCCCCTTGCGCCCCCGACGAGCCCGGGCTTCAACAGTACTGTCAGCAAGCGGCGTAAAGCCGGTAATGGTCATGTAACGCCTGACGCCATTAACGGCCAGCGTTCCGGCACGGTTGAGTGCGCTTTCTGCTCCCGCAGCATTACCATCAAGTGCAGCCTGCGCCGCGGTTTTGAGCTGCGGCACCGTCAGCTCTTCTGCCGATTTAACGCCGGGGACCAGGTGAGGTCGTGGCGGGATGTTCTGCTCTGGTGAGCCGTATTCGTTGAGGTAACCGATGCCCGCATTACCAAACGGAACATCATCCCGCCCGCTGTCTTCCGAAGGGATGCCGACCAGCACATCTTTTTTGGTTAACGACCTGAGCGCATCCAGAATGGCCTTAGCGTTATCCACCCTCGTTGTTACACCGCTTTTGAAACTCATAGCTGGCGACCGCCTGCACCGAACACCGTGATCAACTGATAAAATTCAGCGCCATATCGGGTGTTATTCCAGAAACCTGCGTCAGGGTTTAGCGTCGCGCTGGTGTCATAGCTGACGCTTACCTTGTCAACGGACTTGGAGGACTGAACACCATTGGTTGAGCCACCCGGGCCGCCGACGAGCATTGCCCGGCTATCTGCCGCCCAGAGCGTCATGTAGTGAGCCACGAACAACTCGACAAAGTACGGAAACAACTCTTTGCCGGTGACGTTTTCGCTCAGCAGCGCATCAGCCAGATTCAGACGAAACTGGATTTGTGCTTCGGGATATTTGGCAGGGTCAGCAAACTGTGGAAAGTCGCGCCGAAAATCACTTACTGTTGGCAGGCTTTGATTCTTTGGCATCTTTCGCCCCATTACCGCCAGTCTGGGCGGCAGCAATCTGCGCTTGCAGGCTGTCGTTCTGCTCCTGCAGTTTGAGCAATGCATCTTTCAGATCGGCAATCAGCTTATCTTTGTCGGCAATCTGCGCTTGCAGGCCGTCGATAATGGGTTGCAGATCATCGGTGTCGCTAATCACGCTTTCGGAAAGCTCAGAGTGCGCCTGGGTGAACCAGTGCGACGCGACCTCTTCCGGTACGTTATGCCGTCCCCGGCCAAACTCCTGTTTTGACTGATCGCCGAGCGTCAGCGTAAACGGGGTGTGAACATGGATGGTAACCAGCTTTTCTTTCGCCATTTCAGTTTCCTTCAGGCCCCTTTCGGGGCCATTCTGGTTATCAGATACCGTCCACATAGGACAGAGTTTCTTTATACACTGGCTCGACTGCACCCAGCTTGCCGTAGTAAGTGACGATCTGATACAGACCGCGATACTGCACCGGCACGCTCTGAAGCGGAACCAGCGGGTAGCGGACGTATTTTTTATCGTTGGTGTACGCAACCATGCGATCCTTACCCCCCACACCACGGCCTTTCAGCCATTTAACCGCGCGGATATTCAGCGGAACACCGTTCTGGTGATAGCTGATGGTGTTGGTCTGAAGGTACGTCAACAGGGACTGGTTACCCGCAGATGAAACGATGATGCTGGACAACAGAGCAAACTGCTCAGGCGGGATCAGCAAATCACACGGAACCACAGAGTAACCGGAAGCGGCCCACGCATCAGACAGCACCTGGTTAATGCTTGCGCGGATTTCGTCCGGTGTTGAGGTTGCCCACTTTTTGGCAGCGTTGTTGACAGGCACGCCGTCCAGGGTAACAAGGCCTTTCAGGTTTAATGCGGAATCGCCAACATACACCTGTTCATCGTTATCCATCTGCCATTTCAGTTGCATCCCGTCATACTTCTGCGTATCAATCGGGCGTCCGGCCTGCTGAGCAGCCTGCAATTCTATGACCGTCCAGCCAAGTTCCATCCCCCACAGGTTCAGCGGGTTACCGGATTTGCTGATATCCACGTTCACGCCAGCAATAGCGGTTGAGTCTTTGCCTACCCAGTTTTTGCCATTCGGATTTGCACCAGTACCCGCAGCGGCGAAGCTGGTATTCGTCCAGCTGGAAATGTCATCTGCGATAGACACGTCTTCACGCAGTTGAATATCTCGGGTCCAGGTGTACCCCACCAGAGGCAGGTTCAGCGTCTGGTCGAGTCGCTCCAGCTCCCCGATGAGAAAGGCACCGGAGCTATCTACGGTTGCCTGATCAAAAGTAATCATTTGTCTGTTCCTTAAATCTTCCAGGAGATTTCTGCATTACCGTTAGCGTCACCGGCACCAGTAAATTCAGCATTCGCGAGTACGACAGTTTTCCCTTCCACGCTTGAAGAGCAGAAACCACCCAGCGGCACTTTAATAGATTCATCAGTGGAGACGACAACGTATACCGGGTCGCCTTTTTTGATGGTGCTGGCATCAAAATCAGAACCGAGATTAACGGTCACGTAGCCACGTTTCATGGCGTCGCCCGGGAAGTTCTTGCCACTCCCCACCTGGCGAACCATGTCCGGCTGTGATGTGGTCGGATACGGACGAACGTAGATCCCCTTCACTTTGTCGGAGGTGTCACCGTCCGCCAGCGGCACAAAAAAGCCGTCAGCGTCGTATTTGCCAGCCAGACCATAGGCAGCGAAGGCGTTAGCGGATTTAAGGATCACCGGCTCGACGGTTAAATCCTGCGGGCGAGAGATAGCCCCGGCAATGCCAACAGGCATCCGGTACAAATATGCAGTCATTGGATTATCCTTTGCGGTTAGACCAGAAGTCGGCGTTTTGTTTGTTCAGGGAAGCGATGCTGGTCATGCCCATATTTGGACGTTGTGCATCGCCCGTGGTGCTGCGGGTGTTTCGCCCTTTGGCAATCTCAGACACGGCGTTAAACGCCATATCGACCGATTGCTTGGGCAATTTGCGGATATCCGCATCACCGACAACCTGGCGAACCAGTGTTTTGTCAGCGGCGGACAGCACATCACGTTTGAACGCGGTCGGTTTCACCTTACGGCTCAGATCGATACCCGGAACGATAACTTCGGCACGATAAGCAGCGTCACCGGTAATCGTGGTTTCCTCTTCGTCGTCCTCACCGTCGCCGGTAGGGTCTTTGTTATCTTTGCCGTCAGGCTTATCGTCGTTATCGCCCGTTGCAGTACCTTCCAGCTTAGCCAGCAGGGCTTTGAGCAAGGTTTTGATATCGTCCTCGCCGTCGCCGGTTGGCTCTCCGCCCATTTCCGGCTTTTTGTCCGGCAATGGTTGTTGCGGTGAAAGATTAATGTTGAGGTTAACGCCGCTCGGCAGATCCCCTTCATCGCCCGTTACCGCCGCTGGCGCAGAGTCCAGCAGTTCGTTCATGGTGTCAGCATCACCCGTTTTGATGGCCGTGCGCATGCGGGTCCACCAGCTTTTCTTTTGATTTGCCATTGTGTCTCTGTCTCCAATTGCACAACGATTTCCGGCTCTGCCTTTAGGGACAAGAGCCACATGGTTTCCGGTAATATCGACCTGCTCGGCTTTTCCGGGTTCGGTCTGCTCGTACTCAGCGTCATAGCCGCACGACACTTCGCGCAGACCATCTTCGATCAGCTGAATGGCGTTTTCGTCTTTGACGATAAGGTCAGCCAGCATCAAATCAGACTGCACACCCGTCCCGCGCCGGACATTCTGGAGGTGCCCGACAGCAAGCTCTTTCCAGTTCTCGGGATTTACCAGCCGCACATTCCCGTTTTCATCTTCAGGATGCAGGATCGTGATGCTCACCCCTTCGAATGAGGCGAGCGTGGCCGGATGGAATACCTGCTCAGGAGAACGTGTGACGACTATTTCACCGAACTTATCGGGTTTCAGTTTTGGCAGGTCATCAGCACCATAGAGCTGCTTACCTGTTCGTCCTATCGGCACGTCTTTGCACAGCAACGAGCCGTCAGCCAGCTGGTAGCGGGTTTCTCCCAGCCGGGTATTGAAAAAATATTTCATGGGTTACCTGCGATTCAGGCGGGATAAGATTGGGAGGTGGGAAAAACGATTTCTTTATAACAGCGACAATTCGGGAGCTCGCCAGCATGACCTGTCATGCCGTCAAGCGTTGGAGGTTTACCCCATTCGACAAATTTACCTTCCATTTCCTGATGAGAATGCCTGACGTCACCATCTTCGGCTGTACGCCAGATATAACCATTCGAACCAATTGACAGCGCACGCGCCTGATCCAGCGCTCCGGTTGCACGTCCAAGTTCAGTACGGGCAATCAGGTCAGCTCTGGACTTTGCTATATCACCCGATGCGGCTATTTCTTTAGCAAAATGTTCCGCTCTCCCACCGGTAACAACAGCTTCTGTCGCCCGATTCTGGATGTCGTACACCCTGTTAGCCGCCTCGAGGGGTAGCGATTTGATGTACTTAACCTGTTCAGCAACGATGGATTTCATAACCTGCCCTGGAGGGGCACTGTTTACCAGATTGCGTAGCTCACGGCTGATGGTTTTGCTGTGTTTACGCCACTGCTCATCATTCTTGCGCACAATGTCGGCGGTAAAGTTTTCCGCGACCTTTGTCGCCCAGGGGGTGATGATTTCACTGTAGCGTTCCAGCGCCTCAATAATTTCCGTGATACTGTCATTTGAACCATCGTAGTGACCATTTACGATGTCCCCGACCGCCCGCGCTATCCTGCGTAGGCTGGTTCGATAGCGGATTTCCGCCTGACGGTTCCTGCGGTTCGTCATCAGGTTCGCCGATGCCGGGCGGCGCTTCGTCTTCGGCATTCTCGATGTCCTCGTCGGTAATGGATGCCCCGATGCCGGTTACGTCAGAATTTTCGCGCAAATCGGTCATAGCGGCTTTCAGTGTCATCAGACCATCACCCAGCGCTGTACTGATTGCGTTGGTGGTGTTTAACGCCACCGTTGAGCGATCGACATCAGACATTTGCCAGAGCGGGTTAAACTCAAACGTGAAATCGTCCGGCAGCGGCTTGCCAAGTTCCGAGCGATGCATGATGTCCAGTATCCGCCGCACCGGAAGACGTAAACGCCTCTCCTGCAGCGAACTGATGCGGTCGTAATAGTTGGCAAGGTCTGCATCACCGGTAGAAAATCCTTTCGGGGACTGTCCGAACAACCGCACCAGTGGGATACCAACAGCGCCACTAATCTGTTCTGCAAACTGCGATAGGATGTCATCCAGACCACTGAAGCTGTACTGATGCGTTTCAAACTTATCCCGCGAGTCCATGAGCGTCATACCTTCATTGCTCTGGAACTGTCGAATCAGGTCGATATTCTTCAGCAACGCTTCATACGCAGGACCACCAAGTGCGATAAGCTCGCGTAGCTTCTCCACGCTGTAGGTGCGCAGATGCGCCTTGTAGACCAACTGCGCCGCACCGACAGTAGCGCTGTCGAACGCGGTAAGACGATCCCAGATACGCTCTACAACCGACATTCCCCATTCGTTCTCGGTCATCTTCTGCTGAAATGGCAGCGTGACGCCATCAAAGCGAATCAGGCGACTGTGATGAATGCGCCAGGCTGGAATTCCCGTTGCTGTGGTCACCACATCGTAAAACTCAGGTTTACCCAGGTCCGGCCCCATATCTTTAATGCGGCGGGTCAGTACCGGGTCGATCATCCAGCGGTCGAGCGGGAGAATACCCTTAAACTTGCCCTTACCGATGGTTTCGGGTCGCAGCGGGGTCATTGGTGCCTGCCCCTCAATCATGATGAAACCCACCGCGCCGCCGTAGAGGCGCGACCATTTCAGCACGTCATTCAGCGCATCCCAGATTTGCAACTCATCCAGTTGTGATTCGAGAATGCCGCGATCTTTTGCATCAATTTCCGACGTGATGCGAATGCCTTTGCGGGTCATATCATCCGGGATAGCATCGACCGCTTCGCCGATAATCCAGGACGAACGATAGGACCATTCCACCAGCATGCGGTTACGACTGGTGAAATTAGCCCGGTAGGTGGATGCTGAGTGCTGGTTAGGTGTCTGCATCCCTACGCGGGCAATAAAATTCTCATAACCATCAGCTGTGGCCTGCGCAGTTCGCCGCAGGGCTTGTTTGTTTCGTGCCATCAGGCCTGTCTCCCTAGCAGCTCCCAGATGTTCAGGGCTGAATTCATTGGGGCATAGTTGATCATCACCGAGTCGGCAAGGTTTGGCGATCGGGTTCCATCAGGCTGTTTATCAATAACGATTTTTCCCACACCATTAATGGAATAGGTCGGCTGCGAAAGCTCGATGATGAGTTTATCTTTGAGTGCCATGCTACTGCTGATTGAGATGATTTCGTCCGGGTTGTAAGCCATACCTTCAACCACGGCGCGCCAGGTATTCTGAAAAAGTTTACGTAACCGCCACCAGCTCTGGGCTTTGGCGTTAGCGAAGAAGTCCTTGTTCAGACGTGCGGCTTGCCCGTTGTCCCCGCGAACAGCTTCATCATCCGGATCAAATACCGCGCCGCTACCACGAAACGGTGTGGCGAGTATTGACGGTCGGCGCGCTGCGTAACGCAGTTCGTTGATGGCGCGCGCATCGCCGCGAACGCCAGCACCCAGGCCGTCCTCGTCGAAGCGAAACTCTTCGAGGTTGTCCTGTTCGCAAAAGCCGAAGACCTTCTCAACAGACTGGTAAATGTCGCTGCCAACGCCGGACCATTCACGCACGTTCTCCAGAAGGAAGCCGTGACGGGTCGAAAAGGCATTTTTGTCCCGGCCTTCGTCGGCGACGTCCATCGCGCCCAGTCGCTTGCCCGTTGGCTGAATACCAAGTTTGATATGCGCGTCGACGGCAGCCTGTACCCAGTCGGACGGGATCAGGACGCCTTCCGCAGATGCGCTGTAGTTCAGGTCAAGTTCCTGCGCCACCACCACCGGATTGTCGATTTTCTCGCACTCCCTGCGATACCACTCTTCATCCTTGCGCGGGTCATCTCGCCAGTGGAACGTGAATACTGGTATTTTTCCGCCGTGGCGCTTCTGCGCGAACGGGTTCGCCATGCCATTAACCGAGCTCAGGTCAATACGGCAACGGGTGGTTTGCGACAGCGCCGCATCAATCAACAGAGGACGCTGGAGGAATGCAGCTTCATCCACCAGGTAGAGCGTGGTACGGTCACCACGTCCGATATTGTCGCCAGCCTCTCCTTTGATAACCGCGCCAGTATCTGGAAACTCAACGCGCATATACGGCGCATGCTTCTTCTCGTCCCACGAACCACGAAACTCGATGGGCAGTGTTTCCACGAACTTTCGCGCCTTCCAGAACAGCGCCTTCGGGTCACCGGTGCTGTCGACGTATTCCTCTTTACGGGAGCCGAAACCGATAACCATTTCTTTGTTGAAGAGACAAAGCGAGCAGGCCAGCCCGATCGCGGTCCAACTGAGCCCCATTTCGCGGCTCTTTTCGGTGATGCCGTTCTCCAGTCGTTCGCGCCGCTCCATGATCCAGTGAATCCACTCTTCCTGTTTCGGGAACAGCAGAAAAGGGATGGTGACCGGCAGGCCATAATCGATGTTACGCGGGTCAGTAGTCATACCCCAGTCGATGATGAACTGTGCCGGGTTGGTGCGATAAAACTGTTTTAGTGCAGGCAATATTTCAGGGTTCTGGCGAATGCGCTGTAAGCGTTCCATCCGCCATTCAAAAACCATCTGGTAATCAGGATGTTTAAAATCGAAGTGAAATGGTAACGGCATACTTAGCCCATCATTTTTTTATACGCTTCTGCAGCCTGCTCCGGCGTTAAGTTGGTAATTTCTGTTCTGACTGGTCCTCCGTCAGCACCAGTCACTTCATTTTTGACGTTGTCTTTAAACGCCTGAACAGAAATATGGCGCCCAAGCAACTCAAGGTTTTTAACCTTATCAGGCCATTTGATTTTCTTCAGAAGTGCGGCGCTATCTGCGGATACCATCTCCACGACATCCATTCCTGATAGCGTTGTGCGCCATACCTTAGGCCAGTCTTTAATGGGTTTTAGCTCACCGTTTTGCAGGAGAATGTCAAGCACATCCATCTGGTCGATTTCAATAAGGCGATTAAGTACATATTCTGCATTAATACCAACAAGATCATTGCGTTGCGCTTTCAGTTCGGCGATTCTTAACTTGATGTCAGGTTTTGACAGGTTTTCGGATGCGGTACGGTTAGCTGTCTTAGCGCTGTACCCCGCCCGAATAGCCGCTTGCGTGGCGTTTAAATCGATGAGGTACTCGCGACAGAACATCTCTTGTTTGTCGGTGAGCGCCATTTAGTTACCTCGGGGAATGATAATGAATTTATTAGATTTTTGTGTTGAAAAATATGAATCTGGAGAGCGGTCCTTCAGAAATGGAGTAGAACCAAACAAAGATAAAGTTGCTGAAATGCTGAACTTTGTGTTTACAACTCTTAAGAATGGCATTCAGGATGATGTAAGCAATTATCCCTCCATCAAAGCCCTGTTGAATCTCGAGTTGACCCCAAATGGCGGATTTAACATGAACTATCTCCCAGATCTTATCGCGCTTGTATTTGACGTTGTAACCGACCGGAATCGTAACCCGGAACTTTGGTTTCAAAAGATAGGCGGCATTTCTGATGAAATATCATTCACAATCTCTATACTTCTGTACGGTCCTATTGGGCATGTAACCCATTCAGGTAAAGGGGCCGCATATGGGAAAAATTATGAATCAGTTAGGTCTAATCTCATAGATGATTTGGATGCAAATATTTTCCACGGATAGGATTTTGAGTTCTGATTTAACGGAGAGAGCAATCTGGCCCGGGGCACCGATTCGATGGCCTCCCAGTCCGGTTTTGCCATGAATTTTTCCTCTTAGTGACATTATCGAAGCTCCTTATCAAAGGAGCTTCTGTAATGTCAGTCCCGAACAAACGTAACCTTCGTGTTTGTCGCTCGCCTTACAAGGCGCGCCGCTTCGCGTTGCATTTCATCGATAACTTTTGGCGTCATCGGCTGATGCGCATATTTACGTTCAATCTCTGCAAAAATCCCGTTCATCGTTTCGCTGTCTGGTGGGATAACTTCAACGTTTAATCGTGCCATTAGTTTGTGCTGCCCTGTTTTTCTCAAAAGTCCTGATATCAGCCTTATCCCTGTTGCACTGTGCTAACGCTGACAACAACGCAACATTCAGGTTAAGGCTGGCTCCCCACGTAAACGGGTCGGGTAAATCTGGCTGGGGTGTTTCATCCGTCAGACTGGCTGGTAACGGAACGACCGGCACCGACACGTATACCGTTCGCGTATTCGTGCAACCGCTTAACTGCGCCAGAAGGAACGATACGAACAGCGCAATCATCATCCGCAACAGCCACTTTGATATCTTCCTGGGTTCTCTGTGACTCCAGTGCGATCTGCTGTTTTGCATGCTGGTTAGCCTCTATAACTGTATTGATGATTTGCAGTGATTGCAGGACGTTACTGGTAATAGCTGTTGCAGATTCAGCATTTCGTACAGCCTCATCAGCACGCTCCTTTTCGTGTTGATATTTGCTGTAGTAATGCCCGGCAGACCAGATAAAAGAACCGATGACGGTAACAAAGAAGGCAACAATAACCAGCTTATATCTCAGCTTCATTTACCACCCCACCAGCTTCTTTAAATCGGGAAATCAGGTCACCGATTCTATGTTCATACTGACCGTAACCTGCACCAGGTAACGACGCCCAGATATTGCTACAACGGTTGATTGCCTGACGAATATCGCCGCGGTCAATCATCGGTAAAGCGCCACGCTCTTTAATCTGCTGCAGCGCCACAGCGTCCTGACTTTCTGGCGAAAAATCTTTCAGGCCAAGCTGCTTACGGTAGGCATCCCACCAGCGTGAAAGAAGCTGATACCGTCCTGCGGCTGTTGATTTAAGCTTCGGGTTTAGCGTGACAAGTTTGCGAGGGTGATCGGAGTAATCAGTGAACAACTCACCTCCGACGATAACGTCATAACCGTGATTACGTGTCGGTTGTCGCCCGTTATCCGTTCCTTCTGACCATGCCACCATATCCAGGAAAGCTTTACGTTGGGAATTTAGTGTCTGCATGAATTACTCCTTAGAGCCACCAAACTTGTTACCGATTACTCGCATTGCAGCCCCACGAATAGCATCGACACCGATCAGCCCAACACCACCACCAATGGCAACAGAAAGTGATTTAGGCCATCCGACATACTCAAGCGCGGATGCAAAGGTCAGCGTCAGAGCACCACAGAGCAAAATCTCAAGCGTTTTTCGTTTCCAGCCGCCGCCACCGCCAAAATAGGCAATGCGCAAGCCAGCCATAACAATTGACATAACCACTGCGCCCAACGGCGTATCTCCACGCCACCAACTTTGTAAGAGTTCCAGTAAGTCAGGCCAGGAATGAGGAGCATTGTGCATTTTCATACTTCCCACCTCCGCCATTACGGGGTGTTGTTGAAAGGCGGGCCCTGCGTATACGCCCGTAGGATTGGGTTATGAGCCGTCCTTCGGTGGGCCCTGAATACAAAAAAAGTTCGCCATAGCGAACCTTGTTAAATTTGTTAAAAAAGGAAGTTATTTAACATAATGTACGTTATAGGAACCACACGATCACCGCTCGCAATAGATTTGCGATGAAAGGCCTATTTAATCAACTTAAGTGGTCCAGAATGGCGAAATTCGAGTGAATAAAAGGTGCATAAAAAAGGGCAAAAACTGCATAGCGTTTTTTCACGACGAAAACCCTGTTTTATTAACTTTTCCCCAGAATGGGGTAAGAAAAAAGGCTCCGGGGTTAGCGGAGCCTTTCAGGGCGTAGAATACAATTCTAGATGCTACAACCATAGCACATGTTTTTGTGCGCACACAACCTTTTCAGGTAAAGCAACTTCAGGGTCCATATCCAGTCGAATTCCCTGGAGCACCAGCGCTCCCTCAAGAAATGCCTCTGACGCTCTAAGCGATGTTCTGACGCTAAGGTGGCTACGATTCACAGATTCAGCGATTGAGCGCGTAGAAAAGCCGCCGATGAAACGTAGGCCAAGAACCAGCAAGTCGTCATGCGGACACACCATGCTCATGTGGACGATGCAGGTGTCAATTGCGGCTCCGTCCTCGTCGGAGCAACCGGGTTTGCCACTGGCGGTTACGCGTTGAGGAATCACCGACATCGAAGGCCAGTCAACCATTGAACAGTATTCCTCGCTCGCGGCCCATCGCCCCCACCGCTCCAGAACAAGTTGCATATCTCTGCGCATAGTTATCTGCTCTCTACGTTTTGTTACGGAAAAACTTTTCTAAGATTATCACCCAACAGGGAAGAAGAACTCGTTTACCGCAAGGTCTAACGACATCTCTAACCCATCAGGCAGTTTGCGAGATGCTATTTTCTCCGGGGAGGTGTGTGTCGCGCCCTTTGGAATATCTTCCAGCTCAACAACGTTGCCGTGGGAAACCTCCAATTGACCCAGATCGCTATCCAGAGCAAGCGGACGTACCGCAGAAACCGGTGAGAAACCCTCCAGTTGCTCAAGAACAACAGCCCAGGCAATCACCCTGCGAAACCAAAAAACCTCACCTGCAGGAGTCTGGTCCCTGTCAATAATGGGCTCTACGACCCAAAACCTTCGGGTTGTCTCGGCTTCCACTGAACGTATGGCCGTGGATGCTTCTCCCGGTTCCGCTGTTTCATTTTCTATCATTTTTGAAACTTGTATTTTTTGCACGTTTGTTTACTCCACTTAGCTATTTGCAGTTTTCTGCAAGTTTATTGTTGAAGTAACAGTAAGGTAACAGATAAATAGCTAACTGTTACCTCCTGTAGGGAGCGCCACATAAGGCTTAACCCCGTTTTGGGTAACAGGTAACAGTTACTTTTAGTTCTATATACGTATGCGCAGGTATAGTACGTATAATATAAAGTCTCGCGTATATAAACTAAATACTACTGTTACCTGTTACCTTTTTTAGTTATCCATGTGAATTTATTGATATTTTCAAGGTAACAGTTAGTCGTTTTACTGTTACCTTACTGTTACCTTTTTACAATCCAGATTGCAAAATTTCGCAAGTTTTATATATTTCGCGCAATTCCTCATTATTGAAGTCGCAATTTTTTGCAAGTATCCAGAAGCGATAACCCATTCCGTCAATTTTTACTAAATCTGTTGGCTGCCTTTTTGTTTTTTCTCGCAATAGCTTTGTTATGTGCTTCTGGTTAATTTCTACATCCATTCCTGCTTCTGCCAGTATTGCGTTAACAATTTGTTGATAAGTCATTGCTGGTACAGGCGGATTATCCAGGATTTCAGTAAGAGCAGCCTCCACATCGCTCTTATTGCTTTCAATCATCAGAAGGCGTTCTTTCGTCTCGGGGGCGCGCTGCCAGTTAAAGCGAGACAGGTCAACGCCCATCAGATACCAGTACACCTGGGCGATAAAGTCGCTGTCGCTTAGCGCACCGTACAGGCTGGCGTAATGCTCTTCAGTTGCGGCGAAGTCAGGGCCCCCCAGCACAGCGATACGTCGGTCTTCCTCTGGCAGCGCCAGCGCATCAAAGTGGTTGGTGTAGAACAGAAAGCCGGTGTATATATCCATCGTTTTTTTGCTGCCATATTTGCGGTTCACTTCAAACCGTGGTTCTGTCAGCACATCGCGGATCTTATCGTTCACCTCATACCGCTTATCGTTTTCGCGCACCTCGTCAATGGTGCATAGAAGCGTATTGTACAGATAGTCATGGAACTGGTTATCGCACAGGATCTTCATGCGAGTACGAGCACAGTTCCACGGGCCAAGCACGCGCTCCATTAACTGGCTGACCCATCCTCTGCCCGTACCGTGTGCGGTAGCCACATGCAGAATAGAAATCGGGCATCGACGCTCCGGACGCTGAACCATCCACCCCAGACGGGCGATGAAAAACTCGCGCTGCCATACATCAGGTACCAGATACGCCATATGATTAAGGAACGTGGACACCTTACTTGTATCCGCTGTACGTGGATGCTCAGGCATATAAAATTCGTTTATCTCAAACCGCCCGTCGAAACGCTCGATAATACGTCCCGCACCGGGCTTATAGCCTGTCGTCTCAGCAATCTTCTTATGCCGATGCTCTATCCACCGTTTGGTTGCGGGAGTTGGTTGCCCTTTCCCTTCTGGCGGGAACTGGTAAGGCGCCATCAGGTTTTTGAACGACTTCATATCCATCATGCACTGATATGGCGGTCGGCTAAGATCACATACCTGGTCACCCTCGATGACGTAGATAAAGCGTTCCAGAAAATGAGCTGTCATATCTGTATTAATATCGGTAAATTCAGGCTTATCGCCATCTTCAGCCACCGTGAGATCTTCGAACAGGGATTGCGTATAGCCGTAGCCTTCCAGCCAGTCGGCATCAGTAAGCCCCGCATCGGTGTTGTGCATGCTTTTAAAATGTCCCTGTTCAAATCCCCCCGTCCCTTTTGGGAAATACTTAATGGATGTTTCGCTGCAACCGTTGCTGTATTCTGACTCATCCCGAAACGGTTTCAGATTGCGGGAACCATCAGAGCTGACTGACAGAGTCCACCCGTTCGCGTCAAGCCAGTCGGCGACATCATCTGTCGCGGAAGGATCAACACAGGAAAGATCACGCTGACGTCCTGCACCTGCGGTATAGCTGTCTTTCACGGGTAAGTTATCCGCCAGACGCTGCCACAGGCTTTCGAGCTGTTCAGATGTAATTTTCAGAGGTTCGCCGGGCAAACCGCAGTCCCACTGAATACGTTCGCCTGCCGGATGGGTACCACAAGCCACAAACTGCTGGCCCTTAGCGAGCAGCTCTATTTGTTTGTTTTCGCCTTCCAGGCGGTGACCACGTTTACGGTAGTCGCCATCAACAGCAATCAGGTACAGGCATTTATGACTGTCAGCCCGCCAGCGACGTGGCGGAAGTTCCCCCAGGCATGACAGGATAATATTGCGTACGATCTCCTGCATCCCGGCGTCATTGATATCGCAGTCCAGAGCCACCACCCCGTCGCCAGTACGAACGCAAATACCGTAATCGGGTTCGTTCGACCACCGGGCAAAATCGTTTTCCGTAACAACATAGTTAGCCCAGTCGGGGATACCAACAACCTTACGTTGGCCATTGTAGCGACTGGGTGTTTTGCCGAAATTATGAGACAGCTTGCTATTAGGCGACAATTCTGCACAGGGATTGGACACCACAGGTAAAAGCCTGTCTGTCATCCCCAACACCAGATCGAAGTGGAACCACTCATCAGGCGTAGCTCCCCATGGTTTGTTATCAGACATGGGTTACACCTTTTGCTGCTCTGAATTTTCGCCGTTTAATAGCCAGTCAGGATCGCATTTCAGAACTTTTGCCAATTCAAGGATGAAACCGGTACGGGTAGCGCGTCCGGACTCAAGGTATTGAACAGACTGCTGGCGCATGCCAACACTTTTAGCCAATGAAGTTTGGGTTATACCTAAGGCTTTGCGGCGCTCCTTTATACGTGAAGCAAGGGTAGAACTGGTCATTGAGTAAGCCCTCATTATTACAGGTTTACTTGTAATTACCTCACAGGCAACCTTGTTTGTCAAATACAGAAGTATCTGTAATCATCAATGACAGAAAAGGAGTCAACATGAATCTTGCCAACCGAGCTAAAAAACGCAGAACAGAACTAAACTTAACTCAGGTCGAAGTTGCGAAACGAGCAGGCATTAGCCAGCAGTCGATTGAAGCTATAGAGAATGGGAAAACACTTAAACCACGCAATCTTCTTGCTTTAGCGTCAGCTCTTGAATGCGATCCTAAATGGCTACTTCTTGGGGGCGATGTTGTTACAGATTTCAACTACGGAGCTCGAAGGGTGCCTGTTCTAAGCTACGTACAAGCCGGGGCTTTCACAAGCGCTGAGCTACTTCGTGAAGAAGGTGATTTCGAATACATTCTCACCACGGCTGAGCTATCAGAAAGTTCATTTGCGCTACGTATACGTGGGGATTCAATGGAACCTGAATTTAAAGAGGGGGACATCGTTATAATTGACACTGACGTATACCCTACTCCTGGTGAATTCGTTGCGGCATGTAACGGTAGCCACGAAGCAACGTTCAAAAAATACCGCCCGGTAGGGATTGGCGCTAAAGGTGAGGAAGACTTTGAACTTGTTCCATTGAATAGTGATTACCCTATTTGTCGCTCCTGGGAAAAACCAATTAAGATCATAGGGACAATGGTAGAACATCGCATATTCCGCAGAAAAAGATAATCGCATCCTGACTACTAAACAAAGAGGGCTTAGGCCCTCTTTTTTATTACCCGTAAAAACAAGTAATTAGGTTAATAATGCATTTTATTACCAAAATACCTGTTGACGCATTTACAGGTTTGCTTGTATTTTTAATCGCAATAAGTAATCGCTCTTTAACAAACTGAACCGCGTGACAGGTAAGCCGCAGTACTCCTGGCAAAATGAAATGGCACCCGATGGGATCGAGGTAAGCGCCGAGTCCGTATGCGTACGGTAAGCGTAGAGGACAACACCGCGACGAACTGATAAGTCACGCAAGTTGAAACGCCCCGACGATGGGGCGCTTAGTTCCTTTAACTCTGGGTGGCCGGAAGGGTACCCATGCTTAAAGAAATTACTGGTTGTAAGGATCGTAATCCGTGATTGCCTTCCCCGGATTTTCATCTTCAGAAGGCAGTCGGGCCTCTAAAGCATTTCGGTTGAACAGATAGGAAGCCCTACAGTACGAACAAACCATATTAACGGCTCGCCCAAGGCCTGGCTTAGTAACCAGACCTTCCGCTTGCAATATAGATTTTCTCTTTTGCTCGTAGCAATTGGGACAAATATAAACCGGAGATTGGTCAGCATCTGCAGAAAGCTTGCTGCGATAGACCAGAGTACCCCGCATAGGCTGGTAAAGTTCATAGCTCGCCGCTTCAGCGGCCCAGTTCTCTTGCTTTACTTTCTCATTTTCCAGTTCAACAATTTTCTCCTTAGCCGCAATCAGCAGCTCCTGAAGCGACATTTGCTGCATCTGAACATCCATTAGCTTATCGAGTAAGATGTGCGTCTTCTCTTTAACTGCATAGTCGACAGTCAGATTCTGAATCTCTCTTGCTGCTCCAACCGCGCTTTTAATTGCTCCTCCCACGCCGGATAACGATTCAGTTATCCGGGAAAGAATTCCTTTTTCTTCAGACATATCTAATCTCTCTCAAACTGTAGGGGTGAAGAGATATTAGACGATTTCTCACTGTAGGGGTACAAGGAGAACCACCTCGCCTGATGTGGTTAAAAGCAGGCACTCGATGATATCCATGTAATTGCTGTATGTAGTCTTTGCCCGCCTCAAGTGACGGGCTTTTTTATGTCTGAAAGCGCACTCGCAACAGCGTGCTCCCCGATATGAAAAAAGGAATACAACCGATGAAACCTGAACACATCCATCGACTGACGGGGCGCGATGTTCTCCGTTATCGCCGTAAAAACTTCGATTTGATGACCGGTCTGGCCGTTGCCACTGCGCTCGGTCTGATCATCACTTTCATTCTCCTTGTGGCGAGGACCACAGTATGAGTTTAGAAACCAGTCTCGAACTTAATAATCAACTTCTAGCACAACATAATGCGCTGCTTGAACGTCTTATCCGCACAATGGCATCAGGTATTGTTATGCATCCTGACACGATTTCACGAGTGCAGGAATGTCGGGATACAGCAACTGAAGCTGAAAACATGTCAGCGGCAATGACACTGGATGATCTGGAGTTCAGCGACGTTATCGCACTGGCTGTTTTCTACCCGGTAGCCACCCCTATCACAGAAGACATGCTGCAACGTGCTGTTGCCTACCGTGATGCTGAAGGCGATAAACGAGTAGTTCAGATTGATGCTCTCGACAGCGCATTACAGGGCGTCAAACGAGCCAGGGCGCTGCTTAAACCTGCTCTCCTGGACCTGTCCCGTAACATTCTTAAGTTCTGGGACGACCTGCCAACCATCGGCGAGCGACGTGCTTTTGCCGAGCAGCTACTTGATGCACCTGCAGATGGGCGTGATGAAGTTAAGCCGAAAAAGGCCAGTAACAAAGATGGAGAACGCACGGGGCCGTTTTACGTCAAAAATGTATCCGGCACAGCAGCCAGTGAACTCCACACCTTACGCAAGTTGAACGAGATGCTTAAAAAAGGCCATATCGAGATCAACCGTGTTGAGTACCTTCAGCTGCAGGAAGAATTTGCACGCAGAGACGCAGCAAATTCCAGCCAGAATAATGACGCCAAAGATGACCATACAATTGATTTCGCGGCACTACGCAAACAAGCTGAAGGGTTGATCCTCCAGTTAGCAAAAGGGGGTTACCGGGCAGAAGCTATTGCAATTCTGGAAAAACAGGGAGCCAGGAAACTTGGTGAAGTAACGGATGAAAATCTCGCTGAAGTAATCACCCTGGCTGAAAAAGCACTGGAGGGTTAATCATGCCAGACGTTCATGCACAACTTTCTCCATCATCAGCGCATCGATGGATGCGCTGCCCAGGAAGTCTGGCGCTGGAGGCCACACAACCGGATAAAGAAACAACTTTTGCAATCGAGGGCACTGCAGCGCACGCGCTTGCTGAAAAAGTTCTACGAAACAGGCAAAGCCACCCGGAACACTACGCCGGATGCAATGTTTCTATGTTTCTCGGCTCATACCCCCTTCGCGAAAATCCTGATGATACATCTGGCCCACAGGTGGATGATGAAATGGTCGAAGCCGTTGGCCGGTATGTTGATACGGTCTGGACTCTTGCACAGAATAATGAACTATTGGTTGAACAACGTGTTGATTTCTCACATATAACGGGTGTGGAAGAATCTTTCGGAACTGCCGACAGCATAATCATTGCTGGTAGCGAATTACAAATCCACGACCTGAAATATGGCAAAGGCGTCCGCATTGATGCAGAACAAAATGAGCAACTACAACTGTATGCTCTGGGTGCGCTCGAACAATTCAGCATGCTGTATGACTTTGAGACTGTAAGATTATTTATTCACCAGCCGCGGCTTAACCACGTTTCAGAGTGGGCTCTGACGGTGGAAGAGCTCCAGGCGTTCGGTGAACGGGCACAGGAGGCCGCAACCAGTGCGATCCTTGTTCTCAATATTGCTGAATGCGAAGGCATTGAGACACTACCGCTGGAAAACTTCATACCTGGAGAAAAACAGTGCCGCTTCTGTAAAGCAAAAGCTATTTGCACTGCCCAGAAAATGCAGCATTTACAAACAGCGGCCAGCGACTTTGAAGATCTGACAAAGCCTGTCAGCGAAATAATCACCAATGCCAGCGCACGTGTACCTCTGTTAACCATTGAGCAGCTTGCGGAGATCTATAGCCAGGCCGACTTTATTGAGTCCTGGCTAAAGGCAGTACGGGACCGGGTTCACAATGAACTCAATGCCGGACATCCGGTACCGGGGTTTAAACTGGTAACAGGAAAACAAGGTAACCGGGCCTGGAGTGATGAAGAGGCAGCTCGCGCACTTCTGAAGGACCAGTTCAGGTACAAAACTGAAGAAGTATTCGACTTTAAACTTATTAGTCCCACAAAAGCCGAAAAACTTATCAAAAAGGCCAGTCCACGCCGTTGGTCAAAAGTCGAGGCACTGATAACACGAGCTGATGGTAAACCAACCGTCGTTCCCGAGTCAGACCCACGCCCCGCACTCAATATCAACCCTGTAAATGATTTCGACGACGTATCCGACGATACGCTAACCGCAGACCTCATCTGATTTAAGGAAATACCCATGAAACTGAAGCTGAACAATGTTCGTCTGGCCTTCCCGTCTCTGTTTGAAGCTAAAACTGTAAACGGCGAAGGCGATCCGCGTTTCTCCGCAGTATTTTTAATGTCTCCCAAACACCCACAACTGGAAGAAATCCGTAAAGCTATGAAGCAGGTAGCGAAGGAAAAATGGGGAGAGAAGTGGGAGCCCATTTATAACCAGCTGGAGAAAAAACTCAATCTGTGCCTGCATGATGGTGATGAAAAAGCAGAGTATGAAGGCTTCCCCGGTAATTTCTTCCTGAATGCTGCTAACAAAGCGCGCCCAGCTGTTCTTGATCGCGATCGTTCGCCACTTATTCAGGCTGACGGACGTCCCTATGCAGGGTGCTATGTAAACGCCGTTATCGATATCTGGGCACAGGACAATAATTTCGGTAAACGCATTAATGCCTCACTCGGCGGAGTCCAGTTCCTGCGAGACGGCGATGCATTTGCTGGCGGCGGAGTGGCAAGCGCTGACGATTTCGACGATATCAGCGAAGGTGCTGATGCTGAAGCACTAATTTAAAAATATTCATCCCCCAGCTACGTGCTGGGGTATCTCATGAGGGAAAGAATAATGTCACAGCCCGTATTAACTAATCACCTTAAAACTCAAATCATCAATAACGCACTTGAGAAAGCGGGTATCCCCAAACGTAAATCAGCACTACGAGCTGCTCGTGTTGAATGGGCCGAACGTGTTCGGCTTGCAGCTATCGGGGGCGTAGAGAAAGAAGCTGAAATATTAAAAATTATAAAAAAAATAGAAATACTGGTATCAAAAGTCCCCGAAGCATTAAAAACCGCCAATAATATTATCAGGAAAGAGTGTTACATGTGTCTGAATCTGGCAGGTTCTCGGGTTACCGTCTATTTCAACGGTAACTATCGAGGATATGAATCAGGGTCACCAGACCATATTCACAAAATCGCGCCGGGGGAATTTACCCTTCTGGCAAATGACCCTCTAGTTACAGAGTTTTACGGGTTTGATGCACTTTATGAGCAGATACAGAGCGATGAGTCAGACATTCGACAGAATGTCAGCGCTGCACTCAGTAAAGTGCGCACAGTTAAGCGCCTGCTGGAAGAGTGGCCTGAAGCTAAAGAACTTCTGCCAGCCGATGCACCATCTGCTCCGCTTCCGCCAGCTATACGACGCGAAACTCTCAACGAAATGATCGGCCTCCCTTCTGACGAAGGGGTAGATGCTTAATATTTCTTATAACAAAGGCTGGCTTAAGAAAATAGTTATCCAAACCAGCCTACCGCAATACTAAAAATTAAAATTCATTGAATTTAAAAAGACATTTCCCTATTGGATTGCCATAGTCTCTACATGCCGAAATGCTGTCCCATACAGGCTGAGCCAAACACCCAAGAAAGAACCCAATAAGCGCAAAAATTATAATTTTGGGAAGAACACGATCCTTAGGACCTTCTTCACGTTCGAGCCATGCGCCACCAGCCCGAACTATTCTCCCTAAAATATAAAGAATGGGGAAAGCAATAATACCTATCAATGAAAGTATTCCGATACCAAAGCTAAACACCGCCGTCTCCTTGTTTATTTACACCTACATAACCATATATCACACAAGGTTATTTTATGTCCAATATACTATGGGGTGACCTAGAAACCTATTGCGAAATCCCTATTACGAACGGTACCCATGCGTATGCCGAAGGCGTTGAAGTGATGCTGTTCGCATGGGCTATCAACGACGGGCCCGTAAACGTGTGGGATATCACTGCCGGTAGTGGTATTCCACACGGCTTATACGAAGCAATCGCAGCCCCTGAAACCCTGCTTTATTTTCATAACTCTCACTTCGACCGCACCGTCCTGCGTTATGCAATGCCGCGACTGGCACCGCCAGTCGAACGTTGGCGCGACACGATGGTGCAGGCGCTGGCGCACGGTCTCCCGGGGTCTCTGGGGGAACTCTGCGAAGTACTAGGCGTCCCGCAAGACAAAGCGAAGGACAAAGAAGGTAAAGCGCTGATCCAGCTGTTCTGTAAGCCACGCCCAAAAAACAGCAAACTGCGTCGGGCCACCAGTAAAACCCACCCGGAAGAATGGCGGCGCTTTGTTGCTTACGCCGGACTGGATATCGAGGCAATGCGCGAAGTCTGTAAACGTCTGCCGAAGTGGAATTATCAAGGGACAGAGCTGGCGCTCTGGCATCGTGATCAGCAGATCAACGACCGGGGCGTCTGCATGGACATGCAACTCGCGCGCGCTGCGATCGAAGCGGTAGACCAGGAGCAAAAGCGCCTGGCAAAGCGTACACAGGAAATGACTGATGGCGAAGTGCAGGCAGCCACACAACGGGACGCGTTGATTAAGCACATTGTTGAATCCTACGGTGTGGAGCTACCGGACATGCAACGCAGTACTCTGGAACGTCGTATTGCCGACCCCGATTTACCATCTGCCGTGAAAGAACTGCTGGCTATCCGCCTGCAGGCCAGTACTACCAGCACCAGTAAATACAAGGCACTGATGAAAGGCGTAAGCCACGACGGGCGCTTACGCGGTACGCTACAGTTCTGCGGGGCGTCACGTACCGGTCGTTGGGCCGGACGGCTATTCCAGCCCCAGAACCTTCCCCGCCCTTCACTAAAACAGGAACAAATAGACGAAGGCATCGAAGCACTGAAAGCCGGATGTGCAGACCTGCTGTTTGACAATATCATGGAACTAACCAGTTCAGCGTTACGTGGCTGCATTATCGCGCCAACAGGCAAAAAGCTGGTGGTAAGTGACTTGTCGAACATTGAAGGCCGTATGCTGGCATGGCTGGCGGGAGAAGAATGGAAACTGAATGCATTCAGAGAGTACGACGCCGGAACGGGTCCGGACTTATATAAACTGGCGTATGCAAAAGCTTTCGATATTGCACCAGATGATGTTGATAAACACATGCGTCAGATCGGTAAAGTCATGGAACTCGGTCTGGGTTATGGTGGTGGTGTGTCGGCCTTCATCACTTTTGCACTGGTTTACGGTCTCGATCTCGACGAGCTGGCGAACGCCGCACTACCAAACATTCCCCGCGATGTTATCCGCGAGGCGAAAAGCTGGTACGACGAATCGGTTAAACGCAAGTCAACCTACGGGCTTTCTGAACGGGTATTTATCGCCTGCGACTCACTTAAACGTCTCTGGCGCCGGGCGCATCCCGCGACCTGTGATTTCTGGTACGAACTGGAGCGCACCGTCCGCACTGCAATCGCCACACCGCAAAAAACATTGTATTGCGGTTATCTTAAAATCCGCCGCGATGGCGCGTGGCTGCGCATACAGCTACCATCCGGACGCGCTGTATGCTACCCGTCTCCGGTTATCGAAAAAGGGAATATCACCTACATGGGGGTTAACTCTTATTCGCGTAAATGGCAACGACTCAAAACCTACGGCGGAAAGCTGGTGGAGAACATCACCCAGGCGGCCGCCCGCGACATTCTGGCCGGAAACATGCCGCTTATCGAAGATGCCGGTTACAGCATTGTGCTGACGGTACACGACGAGGTGATCACCGAAGCACCTGACACAGAAGATTTCAACGATAAAGCGCTTTCCGCGCTTCTCTCCACTGACCCCGAATGGGCGCCCGATATCCCACTGAACGCTGGCGGTTTTGAGGCGTACCACTACCGTAAGGATTAACTCCTATGTCATTTAAATACCGGGACAATCCACTTTATTACAGGGCTGCAAGGGAGGCTTTGCGACTTGAACAATCCGGCGAATATGACCGGGCAGCGAAGGTCTGGGCAAAAGCCAACCGCGAATCACATCACGAACTGAATCAGGAATGGAGTGAACGCAGATCTGATTTTTGCCTGATGCAGAATATGCGTGAAAAGCGTAAGGCGGTCGAAGAATGATCGTTTACGTTGCCGGGCCGATGAGCGGTTACGAGCAATTTAACCGCCCGGCTTTTCATTCCGCAGCAAAGAGGCTAACGGACAAGGGATATGTTGTGCTTAACCCCGCAACTTTACCCAATGGTTTGACACAGGCTCAGTATATGGACATCTGCCTCGCAATGCTTCGCTGTGCCGATACGATTTATATGCTCAAAGAGTGGGAGTACTCTGCTGGCGCACGTGCAGAAAACGCGTTGGCAGAGAAACTGGAATTGAATGTGCTTTTTGAAGAGTGGGATTCAGATGGCCTATGAACGTGAAAGCCTTATCGAAAAGCACCTCGTCGCTGAAGTGAAAAAAGCTGGCGGAGTGGCCTTTAAGTTTGTATCTCCCGGTCACCGCTCGGTACCGGATCGCATTGTCCTGCTACCAGGTGGTCGTATCGTTTTCGTTGAATGTAAATCTCCCGGCAAGCCACCACGGCCTGACCAATTGCGCGAACATGAACGTCTGCGAAAACTGGGCTTTACCGTAGTGGTGCTGGATAGCAAGAACCTAGAGAGGATATTATAAAAATTTAGTCAATGCCTTTTTGATTGAACTTCTGATTCTCCAGTATGCTTTGCAGCTCAATATTATCATTTGCAGCGGTTTGTTTATGCTCATGATATTTTTCTTGCGTATAATTTCTTTCTCTTAGTTTCTGTGCGTAATTATTAGAAATAATATCATGACGATCTTGTAATACTTGTTCAAGTTGACTTTTAAAGTCCTCTATCTTTTCATTAGAAATAACATTTTTGTACTTTTCAATATCACGGCGAAGTTCTTTTTCTTTCTTCTTATTAATGCTTAATAACTGTCGATTAACGCTACCTAAGGACCATTTAAACCCAATCGACTTTATCCAATGCGCCAGAAACATAGCGCAACTGGGAAGCATTAATAAAAGAAATGGCTTTATTGTATTTAAATCAGAACCAATATACGGAAAACGACCGTCCCACGAGGACACCAGTAATGTTAAAAAACCAGTGATGCCACCAGCAGCAACATTAGAAATCAGAGGGACTTTTTCGTAGCTATCAGGTTTAGAAGCGCTACTCAAACGTCCCTCCTTTGACTGATCTTCCAGCACGAATGGCATTCATTGCAATTTTGTAAAATTCATCATCAGAAGAGACATCAACGACATCGCGACGGACAACTCCTTCTGAGTCAACACATTCAAGAACAAGATGATGTTTAGGCATAAGCGCAAAGCGTAACCGGTCAAACCCCATCTTAAGAACCCAATATAGTACGGGAAGCAGGCTAAAAAAAGCCAGCCAAAAAGCAAAAGCAATCATAGCCCCCTCCCCATGTGAATCTACTATAAGATGCCGTGTACTTTAACAACTATGTACGTTTTGTCCAGCGAATTCAAGTTCTCACGGACGAGCAAATCAACGCAGTAAGCATCACTAAAAACACCAGGTTCTCTTCCCGTACTAACACGTTGTAAGAACTCAGTATCTTCTATAGACACGCTGATTGTGTCATCGCCATAGTTGACTCGCCAGCCTGTGTTTTTATCCTTATGAATAGTCAAAAATGTGATTAGAGCCTCTTCAATCACCCTTTCAGACAAGGACTGCACTACAGGAACGCGCCTATATCTGAACGGTTCAATATTATCTTCGTGCACCTTAATCAGCTCAACCCCCTGTTGAGTTGAAATTTTAAGCGATTCGTATCCTTCCTTTTGCAAAGGATTATGAATTAACTTCGATAAGGATTTGCGTATGCTTGGTGAGGCAAGTAAAGGCCGGAAATATGACGGGGCTATAATTTCCTCACCATCATCCATAACTATTTTACAGTCTCCTTCCGCTGTTAAAGTCAACCGTTTTATTTGCCTACCATTGATCTGACGAATTAAGTCAATGAGAGTATTTCCTGCTGCGAGTGCAGTTGTACCTCCAAGCCCAATAATGCTTAATATATTCAAATGGTCAAGTGGATTTTGAATAACATCAATCAAATACTCAAATGAGCCTTCCTTAAAAGGCTCAACCTCAACATTAATACACTCACTAGTGCCATTGACAACCAAATTAACTTCTTTAAGCAAGTTGTTTAGTCCATTCAATGACTCAGTTAAAACATCCAAATCTATTTTATGATCTGCTAGTGCGGGACCATCATATTTAACAACTAATTTATCAGTAATATTTTCTTCTTGCTGGACATCTGTATAAGCTGAGGTCATAACTGTTCCTTTCGAAATAAATAATTAAGCTATTACTACATAAGTTCATTCATGGAGATACAATACCATGGACTATGCTATATTTTCACCTCACCCCTACCAAGATCTCATCATCAATCATCAAATCGACATTATGCGCTGCAACATCTGGGCAGGTATGGGAATGGGTAAAACCGTGGCAACGCTCACTGCGCTGGAAGATCTTTTTATGGCAGGGGCAGAAACACGCCCCGCACTGGTCCTCGCGCCGCTACGTGTTGCAGCAAACACCTGGCCGGATGAAGCAGTGAAGTGGGGGCATTTGCGCAATATCGAGGTGCAGCCGATTGTTGGTAACGCCAAAGCGCGCTCTACGGCGCTGGCGAACAGCAACGCGAGCGTGTTCACCATCAACTACGATAACCTTGTCTGGCTGGTTGAGGAATTGGGAGAACGATGGCCGTTCGGTATTGTCATTCCAGATGAAAGCACCCGGCTAAAATCCTTCCGGCTGCGAGGTGGTGGTAAGCGCGCGGCGGCGCTGGGCAAAGTGGCGCATAAGTATGTCCGGCGCTGGATAAATCTCACCGGTACGCCAGCACCGAACGGCCTGGTAGATTTGTGGGGACAATCGTGGTTTGTGGACCAGGGGCAACGTCTCGGGCGCACTTACGGCGCGTTTACCTCACGCTGGTTCAACTCGATACAGTTTCCGGGGCAGAGCTGGACCAAACTGGAGCCTTTTGCTCACTCACAGGGTGAAATACAGCGAGCGTTAGCCGATGTAACCCTCTCGCTGGATGCGGCCGACTGGTTCGATATCAAAGACCCCATCCATAACGTAATCCGCGTGGATATGCCACCGAAGGCCCGTCAGCAGTATCGTGAAATGGAAAAGGAAATGTTCCTCGAGCTGAATGGCGAAGGCATCGAAGCACCGAACGCCGCGGCAAAGACACTGAAGTGTCTGCAAATCGCCAGCGGCGCAGTATACACAGATGACACCGGAAGTTGGTCAGAACTGCATGACACCAAACTACAGGCGCTGGACAGCATACTGACCGAAGCAGCTGGCGCACCTGTGCTGGTTGCTTATCACTGGAAACACGATCTTGAACGCTTGCTTAAAGCATTCCCTCGCGGTCGTCACCTCGACCAGGATCCACAGACACTGCGCGACTGGAATTCCGGAAAGATTCCTGTTCTCTTTGCACACCCAGCCAGCGCGGGCCACGGCCTGAACATGCAGGACGGCGGAAATATACTGGTATTTTTCTCACACTGGTGGGACCTGGAGCAATATCAGCAAATTATTGAACGTATCGGCCCCACCAGGCAGATACAGGCCGGACACAATCGTCCGGTATTTATTCACCACATTATTGCTGCCGACACTATGGATGAAATGGTGATGGAGCGGCGCAACTCAAAACGAACAGTGCAGGACATCCTGCTCGATGCCATGAAAAAGAGAGGTATAGCATGAGCGAGAAACCCGACGATTTACTCACCCCGGATGAAGTATGCCAAAAGTTAGGTATTACACAGAAAACGCTATGTGAGTGGAATATTAAGCATCGTCATCGGGCTATCCTGGCACCAATTCGTTTCAGTGCAAAAGTAGTTCGTTATGAGCGCCGAAATATCGACGCTTTTATTCAAAAATGTCGCAGCCAGTATTAACCTCGCCGCCGTAGCAATGCCACCTGCGCAAGTATGCTCCGCTCGTGAGCCTCGAAAGCTTCGCGCTTCAACGCAATCTCTTCCTGTAAAATCTCATCAGAAAAGTCGTAATGTTCTGCCATCGGGTCATCTGACTTGCTGGAGTGGTGAAGGCAAAGGAGGCTGATTTCCCTTCGGTCTGATCGGGAATAGCCTCTTTCCTTCATCAAGGCAATAACATTGCTCTTAAGGAATTTACGGCACATCGTATTAAATGCACCGTCTTTCCCTTTAACAGTCCCATCATGTTTTATTCCTTTTACAGCCCCGTCCGGGCTGTATGTTTTCACCAGCTTATCCAGTGATCGTTTTGAAAATGGCTGCATTGGATCACGTGGCTGCAAAAATACATAATCCCTGTTGCACTCAGGAACTGAATCACGCCAGGCTTTCTGCTCGTCGATAATCCGCCGGATCTCAGGCGTTATCGGCAGGCGGAAAGCCTTTTGTGTTTTCATAGCCCCTCGCATGCCGATAACCCCTTCCGGATAAACAATTTCACCAGCCTCCTCGTGAACGTAGTCCCAGCGCAGGTTATGGACATTAATCGGACGAACACCAGTGATGATCATGAAGCGAACAGCATTCTTCTGGTGTACAGAGGTGCAGGCGGCAACATTGAGCCAGAGCCGGGCGATTGATTCAATATCGGTAAAAAGCCGTGTGGGGGTAGGTTTCTGTACGCGGGAGGAAACATAATCATCTGGCAGACTGGCGGCAACATTGCGGCCGTTGCAAAGAGTAGGTGCGCAGAACTTCCAGAACCGACGGAGCTCGGCAAACAACTCCAGGGCGTTATTGTTCGAGCGAGTAGCGATCCACTCGTCCAGCACTTCCACCAGCCGATTGTATGTTACGTCGCTGAACACCTCGCGCTCGCCGAACGTTGCTTTAATCCGGTCGATACGCACCCCGTAGGTTGTGAAACTGTCCGGGCTCAGCTTCTGCCGGGCGACTTTGGCTTTGAGGTCATCCCGGTACATTTCCAGCGCTGCATGTACGGACTCTGCCCGCAGGCCACCGTCAGCCATACCTAGCGCTTTTTCGCGCGCCAGCTGGATAGCGAGCTCCGGCCACTCGCCGAGCTTTTTACCTTTGAGGCCCATCTTTTTTGGAAACTCGGCGTAAAATGTAACCTTACCGGCTTTGCTGAAATCGATACGGAGATAGTTCTCTTTTTCGTATTTGGAACGGCGAGCCACGCCGGAAGCAGCGAGGATGATTTTGGCGGCAGCAACACAGATTTTCATGTGTGCGCTAGTATAGGGGGGTTTACAGGCGTCCCATTTTTCAGAAGCGGCTAAAACATCGTCATTATTGGGGCTATCCGGATTATGTGTTACAGTGCGCGGCATTCTCAATCCTTATCTGCGTAGGCGCAGAAAACAAGCTCACACATACAAGTCTTTTCTACGGGACAAAATGCAATGTGTTGCGGTTTTGTGTTGCTGGACTGAGTTTATCAAGGTTAAATACACTGGATCAACATACAGTAAGTTAATGACAGTAAAGCATACAAACTCGATACAACTTACTGATTTTAAAATGATTTAACGGTAATTCATTGAAATGTCTTTACTAATTACTAAACGCTGTATTAATTGTGATATGTGTGAACCCGAATGCCCGAATGAGGCGATTTCGATGGGTGAACATATCTACGAGATTAACAGCGATAAGTGTACCGAATGCGTAGGTCACTACGAGACGCCCACCTGCCAGAAGGTGTGCCCGATCCCCAATACCATTGTGAAAGATCCGGCGCATGTCGAGACAGAAGAGCAGTTGTGGGATAAATTTGTGCTGATGCACCACGCGGATAAGATTTAA